GGTATATTAATAATTAAAACAAATTAAGGTTATGACTAAACAAGAATTTTTATCCGGTAAATCATTTTCATTAGATGGAGATTACAGCAAGACTACAACTTATAAGTATAGAGAGGTAGGAGCTGAATTAGGAGCTATAGAAAGAGAGTATAGAATGTATAATGATATTAATACTGTATTACTTTCAGACTCTATAATGAATATAAGTAAGATAGGTAATAAGATGATCCATCTATATACTTTCCTATTAGGTAGAAAAATAGTAGATAAAATCAGGTATGAAGATATGGTCGAATTTATTTCGGCCTAATCTCCTCTGGCGGTAAGTTGGATGTCATGTTGATGTAAGTCTTATATAACACTGACAGTATTGTTCCCTATAGCGTCGTGAGAGCCGTAGTGACAGCCATACTAGGTAGTATATCTCTCATAGATTTTGAGTATATAGGGGTATATATGTATATATTAAGTATCTTTAGCGTCCTTAATCGAAGTGATTATAACAGGTATACTAATGAATATAACTACCATGAAGTGTGTCCAGTTACTTTTCTCAGGAGTAGCCAATAAGGTAACCCCTACATAGAATTGTAATAGTATTGCCAGTAAGTAAATAATACCTTTGATTTCTTTTTTCATAACATAACCGTTTTTTGTTTATATAATTAATATATGAACTTTTTGGTTATAAGACAACTTATCTTAAAAAAATAATTTTGCAATTTTTTCGCTATATAGGGGGGTTTTTAATATGTCAATGACCTTTTAGTATTTTATTGGGCCTATACTATTGAGGCTATATATAGACGTACTTATAGTACTGGTAACTTTAGGGTGCTTAGTCTAATTATAAGATATGAACTATTTATTGTTAAACCTACTAGATAGTGCATAAATTAGACCCACATACTTTATTTTCGATCTTTGAGAAAGGAGATGAAGAGGTATATAGAGAGAATAATGTAGAAGATCTTTTGGATAACCCTTATGTTTTAATAGGAATGGTTGTCACAGGAGTAGAGAACTTCTATATGATAGATAAGATGTATACGTTAAAGCATGAAGAAGAGTATGGCAGAGTGCGGGATAAGATTAAACTTAAGTACTTTACCAAACTATGTGGGTATTTAGATAGAGTCACACCGTTGGAGATGGAGGTAGCTTACTCAATCGGTGCAGATTATGAGTTAGATAGAGCTTTAGATGCTATGAATGAGTTGTTATTCTTCTTTGAAGATATAGAGATGTATGAGAAGTGTGTTAAAATTAAAGAATATACCGACCTTTTAATTAGTAAAAAGTTGCTATCTCTATTTTAATTTCATATATTATATTTAAATAAAAAGGTTATGTTAACAGATACTATTACATTTGAGAAGGCACTACAATTAGAGGGTGAAGGAAAAATATTAATATTCGATTCCGGAGATAATAAAGAATACCATGAAAGAGCTATAGAGTGGCAGAATAATTTTATTCAACTACGAACCAAAGCCCGTCATATATCCTCTCAGAACATCGCCCAGCACTTCAATGCACGATACCTTATAGAGAAACGTTCAAAAATAAATGACTATACCTTTGAATGGAAATACCTTAGAGCAATTGAGAATACCAGCACTGATAGTACTATACAAGACTCTGTAGAATACGTATACGCTCTTATTAATAAAGGGTATCCGGATTTAGTTAAGATAGGTATGACAAGAAATACCCCTGAACACCGTGTAGGACAGATCAATGGTACCGGTACTGTAGATTTATGGGAGGTTAAATTTGCTTTGCCTGTAAGGCCTGAATGTGGAATGAAGGTAGAACACCAAGTACATAAGTATTTTCAAGAAAAACGCCTACATATCAAACACCACAACGATAGAGAGATGTTTAAGATCGATGTCTTTACTGCAATGGATAAGATAAGGGAGATAGGATCCATATTCCAAGCAGGACAACCTAAGATGTACTAAAAACCGCGGCGCAACTTCGCGCGTCTGCGCGGCGAGCTTCGCTCTTTGCATCTTTTACCCGCCCACCTGCCCTTTTTCTTTAAGAAAAGTTGGTTACTACCTTATATTTTCTTATATTAATACTATAAATAAAACGGTTATGAAATATTTTAAATTACTTTTACTAATTACACTTGCAACCACCCTATCTTGTTCCGAAGAAGATATACGTCCCTCCTTATGTCTAGATGGCTTTTGTGATGGTATGTTATCTATTCCGTATACAAAGGATAGTAACGGTTATTACCATGTAGATTTAAATTTTGATGGGGATTATCTACCTAGGTTTACTATCTATGTAGAAGCTGATGATGTAGATCCATTTTACTATTATAATGATATGGGAGTTATACAATCTGCTTTTGAGTCAAGTAGTTTTTGGGTAATGGACAGTGGAGTAGAGGTTGATATTGTGCAAGAAACATCAATATACCTTAATAACTCTCCAGACAATACAGAATATACCCCTACAGTAGTAGGAAGAAAGTGGGGAAAAAGAATAGTAGGGCCAATTCCTAACGAATTTATAGGGGATACTATCACAATTAAGGCAGAAATATATTGGGATGGCGGTTCAAACTCAGCTTCTCAACTGTTTGAAGAAAAATTTATTATAGAATAGTTGTTTATTCGAATTTTTTTATATACCTTAGTATTATTATTAAGATAAAGAATATATTATAATAAATTAAAATAATTTTTAAATAAATATTATATGAGATCTAAACAATCAATTAGTAATAAATTAGATATTATAGAATCACGGTTAGCTAACTTAAAATATACTTTAGGAACTAATGATAGAGCTGCTTCTTATACACTTTTAAAAGAAGTTTCATCTATAATTTCCGATATAAATACACTACTTAACAGAGAAACACAAGATTAATATGTTAACAGCAGAGCAAATACAAAAAAACTACGATAAACACCTTAAGATAATTAACCATTATCTAGAAACTAATAGAGCTATAGAGTGTCATAATATGGTGAAACATATGGAAGATACGTATGTTATGGCTCCTGCTAGTAGTAAGACTTGGTACCACAATGCTTTTGCTGGAGGATATGTAGATCATGTTAATAGGGTAGTAGAATTTGCTATAGCTCAACACAACCTTTACGAAAAAATGGGTGGAACTATAGATTATACCCAAGAGCAATTAGTATTTGCCGCCCTTTTCCATGATCTAGGTAAGATGGGAGATGGAGATCGACCAAATTATATACCCCAGACTGATAAATGGAGACAAGATAAGCTTTCAGAGATGTATACTTACAATCCAGATTTAGATTTTATGTTAATTCCTGATAGATCTTTATTTATTTTACAGAAGTTTGGTATTAAAGTAGATCAAAAAGAGTTTTTAGGTATAAGATGTCACGATGGAGTGTTCGATAAAGCGAATGAAGCTTACTTTTTCAGTAATGTCGAATCTTCTAGACAAAAAACAGCATTAGTGTCCGTTTTACATACTGCAGACTTCTTAGCTTCTAAGGTAGAGTACGATATGTGGAAAGCAGCAGGAGGAAATACGACATCAAAAGTTAAAAAAACATCAGCCTCAACAGGTCGAAAGGTAAATTCTTCCGAAAGCTTATCTAAAATGCTTAAAAATCTATAAAATATGTTGGTAACTATAATAATTCTTTCTATATTAATAATAATACTAGGGGTTGCCCTACGTAACTTACTAATCAAAGTAGAGAAGTACGAAGATGTCACTGTGAATCAGACAAGCTACTTACAGAATATATCAAATCTAATTACAGATTCACAAAAGCACCTAAAGAGTCTTGACGAACGTGGAGTTTTCAAGTCGGATGATGAGGTCGGTTATTTTTTTGAACAACTAAAAAAAGTGCAAGAAGAACTAAACCGCTACATGCTCCCAGAAAACTATGGCAAGAAAGAAAGCAAAAGCTAATTACTTTACTTCAGAAACAGAAGAATATATAAAAAAATATAACGTATCAGAAGATACAGAGTATAGAGCAGATATATTTACAAAACACATTTACCTACCTTTTTATAAGCTCGCAGAGAATATAATACATACTTTTAAATTTTACTATACGGATGTAGAACGTATCGAAGACCTTAAACATGAAGTAGTATCTATGCTTCTAGAGGAAAAAATTATGAAGTTTGATCCTGATCATGGAGCTAAAGCTTACTCTTATTTTGGTACTATTGTTAAGCGTTGGTTAATTAATTATAATAATAAAAACTACAAAAAACTAAAACAGATAGGTTCTTTCGATGATATGGAAGAATCTTTTGAAGGTAGTATGAATGTTAAACTCCCTGGAGGTATTACATTGAGTCAGTTTTTAGACATGTGGGTAGAGAAAGCTTACGATAAGATGGATGAATTATTTAATAAAGATAGCGAGAAGAGAATAGCAGATGCTGTATTGACTATATTTAAAACAAGAAACGACTTAGATATATTTAAGAAAAAAGCTCTGTACATTTATATAAGAGAAATGACTGATTGTGAGACTCCTCACTTAACTAAGGTAATTTCCATATTGAAAGATGATTTCTACAGTATATACTACAAATACAACGAAAAGGGTAGGATCGTAATAAAAGATATGTAATCTATTTATTATAAAAGATATGGATTCAGATAAAGAAATATTTAACGGAAAGAAACTATCTGACCTCTTTGAAGAGATTTATACTAACTCAAGAGAAACTAAATCTCAAGTAAAAGGGTTGATCGGTGAACTTAAACCTTTAATAGAGAACATAGGAGATGCAACCCTCCTTGTTCCTATGATTAAGGAATATATGGAGATTGGCGTTAAAAATGATGAACACTTAATTAAACTAGCAACAGTAATACAAAGATTAGAAGCTATTCAATCTAAAGGAGGAGATGGAGATATGTTCGACTTCTCAGAGTTGCAAGGACTATTAGATGAACAGGAAGATGTAAAACAGGAGTTAGAGGTAAAACCGGAAGAGAATAAAGAAGAGTAATGGGATTTAAAAATTCACTTAATAACTTAGTATCAAATAATGGAGGAATTTCCTCCCCCAGTACCTCTACAGTTTTCGGAAGAGTAGTTGATATTATATTAGATGAAAATCACTCAGAATATAAAAATAAAGGAGGAGGAGTATCAATCAATGGAGTTTTCTTTAGACCTTTAGGAGGGTATAAGAAAGAAGGTATTCCATCCGCTCTGCCATTTGCACTACAAGGAAGCGCTCATATTAAAACAGTTCCTATAGTAGGTGAGATAGTGGAAATAGTTAATATGCCTAACCTTGCAGCAACAACAACAGAACGAACTTCAGCTAGGTATTATACAAGAATAGTAAATACCTGGAATAATGCAAACTCAGGAGTATACCCAGACCTGACTAGTAATGAAGAACTAGACATATCATCAAGAGGTACTTTCAAAGAGTTGAGCAAGGTTAATCCAATTCGTTCCACACCAGGAGATGTACAAATAGAAGGAAGACAAGGACAATCTATAAGATTTACAGGAGGCAAAGGTTCCGGTAATCCATGGGTTGATGATGAGAATATAGGTTCTCCTGTAACCATCATAAGCAACGGACAATCAGATACTAAAGAAGGTTTTTCTACTTTAGGAGAAAGCGTAGATAATGATAACTGTTCAATATACCTAGTATCTAATCACCAAATCCCCCTTACTCCTGCTAGTGAGAAGAGAGATGCTTGCGATGAGGATCCTGAAAAATCAAATCAATTTAAAGGTAGTCAAATACTTGTTAATGCTGGAAGAATATACCTTAATGCAAAGCAAGATGATATTCAACTATCAAGCATAAAGTCTATAGGATTGAACACAGAGGGATCTGTAAATATAGACGGATCATCCTACCTTTGCTTAGATGCTCCAGTAATGTACCTAGGGTCAAAAGCTAGAACTTCACCTGAAGGAAATAGAGAACCTGTTTTATTAGGGAACCAAACAGAAGCATTTTTACAGAACGTACTCAATCTTCTAGAAGGAATGGCTAAAGATATGGCAGTAGCTAAGACTATTAAAGGACATCCAATTCCTAATCTTAATAAAAGAGGAATGCAAGCACAGCCGGTAATAAACCAGTTAAAAAATTTAATAAACCCATCTGGGAGATCTCAGTTGAAATCTAAAAAAGTATTTACAGAATAATGGCAGTTGGATCTCAAATATCAGCTATAGTAGCAGGACAGATAGGAAAAATAGAAGGTAATATAGAAGCAAGAATCCAATTAGAAGCTAATAGGATGTTGAGTGAGTTTTCAAATCAATGTCCAAAAAGTAAAGCTTTAGTAGGTATAATAAATACAAAAAATGCTCTACTAACCGGTGTTAATAGTTTTCAAAAGAGAGCTGATAAGTTTCTAAAATTAGCAGATAACTTAAAAAAAGCCATAAGATCAGCAAAGATTATACTTAAACTTCTTAAAATCAACCCAACCCCAGTTGCTACCGGTATACCTCCTAGTAGGTACGGAGGACTTATATCTGCAAAATCAACAGGAAGTATAACAGCACAAGCTGATAGGTTATATAATATCCGTAAATTACTAGAAGACTTAGACGGAGATGTATCTTCCATACAATCTTTAGTAGCAGGAGTAAGTCCAAGCTTAGATAGAATAAAAGATCTGCTTTCAAACGTAAACATTAAATCAGAGAATTGCTTAGATGCTTTAACATCTGGAGATATATCTGATGAAGAAAAAAAGGAATTAAGAGACCTCTTAAATAAGGTACAACCCCTGGAAAATACAGGTTCAGAAGGAACCCCTGATGATAGTTATAGATTTAAATCAGATTCAGGAAAGGTATATGAAATAGCGGTTATTGAAGATAACCAAGGTGACGGACCTATTCCAAGAAGGTTAGCAGTTGCTAAAGACAACATAGGAGTAATAATATTAAGAGGTCAGCCATCATTTAGTGCTGATACATCTATACTAATAGAAGAATTAAAATTTAGAATAAACAAACAACTTCCATAAACTAACTATTTATAATTATGAAACTCGATCAATTAAGAAATATAATACGAGAAGAAGTCAGATCAGCTGTTAAGGAGGAGTTACAAGAAGTAATGAACGAAGCAGTAAAAGCAGCGAGTACACCATCAAACAGCGTCAGTACTCCAACTAAGACTATTCAAGTTGAAAAACAAGTACCTACATCAACCAATCCAATAATGGAGATGTTAGAACAAACCAAAGCAAGTATGACTCCTGAAGAGTACAAAAACGTATATACAGGAACATCAGATATGGTACAAAAACCTAATTTTGCAACATCAATGGCTAATCAGATGGGTATGACACGTCCTACCGGAAATACCCCAGGCTTAGACATTTCTCAATTTGATTTTGTTAAAAAAGCAGGATCAGTATATAATAAGTCAATAGAAAAAGATAAACAAAAACACGGAGTAGCATAAGTATGGCATTTAATAGCAGAAGAATAAATCCATTAGATTTACAGCCAAGGAAAGCGATCGGGGTATCATTACCTCTATCTGGAGCAGCTGTATTTAATTCTACGTATATGACTAAAGATGCTATTAGAACTAATATAATTAACTACTTTTTAACCGGGCAAGGAGAGAGGTATATGAATCCAAGCTTCGGCACTATTATTAGAAACCTAATGTTTGAAAATATAAACCAGAATATGGTGGATAGGGTAAAAAGTACAGTAAGAGCAGGATTATCAGAATATTTTCCCACTGTAGTACCTAGTGATTTTAAAGTTATTGGGACACCTGATTCAAATACAGTTACATTATCCCTAAAGTATTCTATCAAAAACACAAACATACAAGACGAGGTAGTAATAAATTTTGAACAATAATGGCAGAAATAAGAGATATAAAATACGTTTCAAGAGAATTTTCAGACTATAAACAAGAGTTAGTAGAGTTTGCAAAAAACTACTTCCCTGATTCTTACAACGACTTTTCTCCTACATCACCAGGAATGATGTTTATAGAGATGGCTGCTTACGTAGGAGATATTTTATCATTCTACCAAGACACTCAACTACAAGAGACTTTTCTACAATACGCTAAAGAACCAGGTAATTTATACTCCATGGCGTACATGATGGGGTACAGACCTAAAGTAACAAATGCTTCTGAAGTTGAACTAACAGTATCTCAAAACATAGGCGCTGATCCCACAACAAATGGACCTAACTGGAACCAAGCACTTGTAGTAAATGAAAATACTACTGTAACCTCTACATCGAAAGGTAGAGCAAACTTTTTTATTGAAAATAAAATAGATTTTAGTTACTCTAGTTCATATGATCCTACCGATATAGTAATCAGCCAATTAACAGAAGGGATACCATCAGAGTTTACTTTAAGTAAAAAAATAAAAGCCTTCTCCGGCACTGTAAAATCTATATCAGAAACATTTACTACTGCTAACAAATTTACAACTATCACAGTAGAGGATACTAATATAATTGGTATTCTAGAAATAGAAGATAACTCTAGCTCAGGTAATAATAAATGGTACGAAGTTCCCTTTCTTGGACAAGATACCGTTTTTGTAGACCAGGCAAATATAAGCTCAGATGTAGATAAAGTCCCAAATACCCTGTTATTACAGAAGGTTCCTAAAAGGTTTGTTACAAGGTTTAATTCTAAAGGTCAACTACTAGTCCAATTCGGAGCAGGTACAGTTGGAGCAAGTGATGAAACATTTACCCCAAATCCTACAAACGTAGGAATGGGAACACAGCAAGGTATTAGTAATTTAGATAAGGCATTTGACCCTTCTAATTTCCTATATACAGGTACTTATGGATTAGCTCCATCTAATACTACATTGACTATAAAGTACTTAGTTGGAGGCGGAATTGAAGCTAACGTTCCTGCAAACACGCTAACAGGGTACAGTGCAACTACCACTGCAGTAGACGACCAATACGCAGGAACATTGAGTTTTAATAATGAACAAGCAGCAACAGGAGGTAAAGATGGAGATTCTATAGAAGAAATAAGACAAAATACATTAAGAGCATTCTCAGAACAAAAAAGAACAGTTACTCTTCAAGATTACACAGTAAGAGCTCTTTCCTTAGACCCAAAATTTGGAACAATTGGAAAAGTATTCGTTACTCACGATGAGTTGAATAGTACAAGATCTACTACAGATTCTATAATAGATACTAATCCGCTAGCTCTATCTATGTACGTTTTAGCTTTTAATAATGATAAACACTTAATTACCGCTTCTAAAACCTTAAAGGATAATTTAAAGACATATATGGCGTATTATATGCCATTAACAGATGCACTTAATATAAAAGATGCGTTTGTAGTTAATATTGGAGTAAATTTTGATATTTTAGTAAGACCTAATTTTAATAGTAGAGACGTATTACTTAAATGCAATAATGCACTTCAAGATTTTTTCAAGATAACTAAGTGGAACATAAATCAACCGGTAAATATATCTACAATCTATAGTCTATTAGATAAAGTGACAGGAGTACAGACAGTAAGCAAAGTAGAGATAGTAAATAAACAAGGAGGTAA